GTCTATGCTGCGCACCGCTCGAGACAGGTCCAGACGGGCCACCACCGTATCGATACGGTCCAGTTCTTCCGCCGCCTGCACCACCAGAGTGCGGCGGTTCGGTTCAATGCCCATGGCGCCCTGGATGTGGCAGGAGCCCGGCTCCACCGCCACCTGCATGCCGATATCCACTACGACCTGCAGGGCGTTTTCCGGTTTATAAAAGACACCATCCGAAAAATACTGCGCAAATACTTTACGCAGGAAAGCACTGTCCACCGCGCGGTCATACTTCGGCAGACCTTGCTCATCGTAGGTAATCTTGTCCGATGTAAACGGATAACTTTGCATTCAGTAAATCATCCTCGCTTTCTGCAGCTGTGTCAGCTTTTTGTCCCCCAGCTCTATCTCGACTGTGTGGTTGTTCTGCTTGAAGACCTCCCGCACCGTTACGATACGGGCCTGTACGGCCAGGCCGATATCTTCCACGATTGCATCCACCTGGTCGCCCAGATCCCAGTCCTCAAGGTAAACAAAACCGCCAGCTGCCGTCTGGATATCCACATTGCGGATGATCGCGTAGTTCAGCAGGGCGTCCAGGCCTTTTTGCTGCAGACTGGCCAGGTACTCGGCTTCCGTCTGTTCTTCCGGGTCCCATTGCTCGCTGCGGGCATCCACATACAGTACCCTTTTGTATCCGCCGCCGGACAGATCCGCATAGGCTACTTTCCGGTTTTCCGCCTGGTCCTGGCCGGTCACAATGGCATAGTTTTTGTAGTTGGACCGGTCAACCGAGGCGTCCACCTGCACCAGGTTGCCGAAACCGTCGCTGAAGGTAACAAACGGATTCACCGTCTGCTCCTGGGTGCGGTCCAGGCCCTGCCAGACCTCGGCGGTGATGGTGTTCGCCTGGTAGTCGTACCGGCAGCGCAGCGACATCTGCACCGTCTGCAGCTTGGTATAGGCTACATCGGCCAACTGGCCGCCGGTTTCCTGCCAGCTCGCGGCGTCCGCCTGCACGGCGGGCGGATCGGCCACGGTCAGTAGCGGGATGTCGTCCTTGTACTGCCGAAGCATGGCCACTACCGCCGCCGGGATGGTGCCCGTGGCGTAGTATGCAGGATACACCACCTTGTCGTTAAGGATGGCTTCCAGAAAATATCCGGAGAGCTGCACGAACCTTCCCTTGACCGTCTCGGTGAGCTCCACTTTCTGGATGATGCCGGTTTCCGGGCGGTCGGGAGTGTACAGATAGGCCATGGTCGGCTGGTAGTCGGCCGCCGCGATCTGTACGGAGAAATTACCAATCTGGTAATACTCCCGTGTCCACTGGAGGTTGAAAAAGGGCAGATAGGCCACCGGCTGAAAGTCGGCGTCCAGAGCAAGAAGCTGCATGGATCACACCCCCAGATACTGCTTGTTGTACCGGATAACCACATGCAGGCTGTTGTCGCCATAGTCGGCGGCAAAGCTGTATACGTTGGTACCCGGCTGCAGGGCCAGGCCGGCGAAGTTGCTGGCGCGGTCCACCTTGTTGAGCACGTTCTGCCCGTTCTTTGTGATGCGGATGCGCTGAGGCGCCGTGGTGATGACCACGGTGTCGCCGGCCGCCAATTCGTCGATGAGCCGCACAAAGGCCGATCCGTTCATGATCTTCGGATTGGTTACCGGCGCGTCGGCGGTGATCGTGATGATGGGATAGGCAGCCACATTGCCGTCGTAATCGAAGGTCACTTTCCGGGCAAAGTTTGCCACATCCACCAGCACGCCCAAGTCCGGGTGATCCATATACGGGAACCCCCACCGCGGTGTGATGGCCGCAATGTCCTGGCCGAAGTCGTCCACACTCTGCCAGTATGGATTTTCCAGTGCTTTGAAATAGGCGGAAAAGGTCTGCGGCACATTGACCTTGGTGCTGGGCGCCTTGAAGGCGGCGAGCTCTGCCGCCAGCCATCGGGTGCGGCCCATATAGGTCAGATAGACGCGAAACGTGTGCTTGGGGTTGAAAAAGGAGAGCACCCTGTCCCGCAGCGCCGGGTTGTTCTTCACCGACAGGGTGGTGGCGCCAAGTTCAAGATCCCGGGCGCTCACCCGTTTGCCGGTGGTGGTTCCCCCATCGCCGGAGCCATTATCCTCAGAAAACAGCGCATAGGTGGCTGCATCCGCTCCATCAATCGAGGTAATCAGCCAGTCGCTTCCGTCCGCCACAAGCTCCGCCCCGTCACTGCGGACAAAGCGAGCCGCTACATAGGTATCCAGCTTCATCTCGCACCTGCCAATCCATAGGTATTCTGGATGCGGAGCGCCCGGGCAATTTCGTCCGGGGCCTGCATCGGCTGTTCAAAATAGATGTTCTGAATGGTTTGACGGGACGGCTGCTCCTCGGCCGATACACGCCCATGCGGCTGCAGGGCGCGGGCATTGGCCCCCAGCGTCGCCTGCAGCTGTGCCAGGGTGTTGTCTGCCATCGCTTTCAGGGATTTGGTCAGCGGCTTGCTGTTGCTTTCAATGCCAACCGCCACACCGGCCGGGATCCACCGGCCCACCTCGTCCCGCATGAGCCGGGAGGGCGATGCAATGCCGAAAAAGCTCTTGATGGCATCCAGCGCGGAACGGGCAATATTGGTTGCCGCATCCCACAGCGCGCCGGCCATGGCCCCGATACCGTTGATCATGCCCTGGATGATGTCCTTGCCCAGTTGGAGCCAGTCCACTTCCTGAACGGTTTCCCAAATCATGGACGCGATCTGACCCGCCGCCTGGATCACGCCCGGAAGAGCGTTTCCGATGCCCGTGATCATGGTGGTAATAAGGTTAAAACCGGCGGCGATAATCTGGGGCAAGTTCTGGATCAGCCCGGAAACGAGGTTCAGAATAACGCGGGCCGCCACCACCAGCATCTCCGGGATTCGCTGTCCGATACCGTTGATCAGGGTGCCCAGGATCTGAGCCCCCATGTTCAGGTACTGCGGATAGTTGTCGATAAATGCCTGCAGCAGTGCTCCGATCGCGACGCTTGCCGCAAGCAGAAGTTCCGGAAGCGCCTGCGACAATCCTGCCGCCAGCTGGGTCATCAGGGCGCCGCCCTGACTGATCAGCATTGGCGCCGCGTCATAAATCTGCCAGGCAAGGGACACAATAAGACCTCTTGCCGTGGCGGCCAGCTGCGGCAGCGCCTCGGAAAATCCGGTCTGCAGCTGCGGGAAAAGCTCCAGCAGCGCGGCGGACATCTGGGGCACAGCTTCCCGCAGAAAAGTCGCCAGCGCGCCCGGCAGTGCTTTCAGGATGTTGCCCACCGCCGGCAGCAGATTCTTCACCAGGAAGGTGGTCGTGGTCTCAGCCAGGGCACTCAGCGCCGGGCCCACATCCTGCCCCAGGGTCAGCTGCCCCAGCACATTCTTGAAGGCGGCTTTCATGGAGGCAAGCGAGCCGGACAGAGTGTTGGAAGCCTCCTTTGCCGTGGTGCCGGTAATATCCAGCTCTCCCTGGATAACGTGGATTGCTTCATACACGTCCGCCAGGCTGCTGATATCGTATTCGACGCCGGTGATCTTTTGGGCATCCGCCAGCAGCCGCTGCATCTCCTCTTTGGTACCGCCATAGCCCAGCTTCAGGTTGTCCAGCATGGTGTAGTTCTGCTTGGCAAACCCCTGGTAGGCGTCGGTGATGCGCTCCATGTCGGTGCCCATCTTATTGGCGTTGTCGGACATATCCGTCATGGCCATGTCCGAAATCCTGGCCGCCTCCTCGGTATTGCCGCCCAGGCTCTGCAGCAGGCTGGCCGCAAAGCTGGTGGTTAGTTCCATGTACTGGTTGGCGCTCATGCCGGCCGTGCGGTAGGCCTCCGCGGCGTTGGCTTTGACGGCATCGGCGCTTTCCTTGAACAGTGTTTCGATGCCGCCGATGCTCTGCTCCAGGGCGGCGCCCTCGGTGATGGTGCTTGCCAGAGCCTGGCCGATGGCCGCTGTCGACACCACGCCCATGACCGCGCCAACCAGCTTGGAGCCAAAGGCTTTTCCGGCTCCGGTACCGGCTGTGTTTGCCTCGTTCCCCAGCGCCTGTGTGATGCTTCCTTTGATTCCCTGCGCCGAGGGTACGATCTGGACAAATGCTTTTGCCAGCTCAGTCGCCATACCGGTTCACCTCCCCCAGGATCCTGGCGCGTTCCGCTTCAAAATCAGCCGCTGAATCAAACGCAACTACCGGATTATCCGCTTTGTGATCCCCGGTAAAGATTTCCAGTACCGGACGTGGCCGGTTTATATTCTTGCGTCCGTTCTCCGACTGCATCCACGCCAAGGTGGCCAGCCAATCAACAGCAGCGGCATGCAAAAGCGTGTCGGGGGCCGCATGAGCCCCCGACAACCGCATCTTGCTTCTGGATGTTTCCCTCAGCCCGGCTGCCAGCGTGGCCGCCAGCGGAAGCGGCAGCGCCCGGTAGTCGAGGATTCCATACGTCTCGGCCATATCGCAAATCAGCGCGTCTTCGCTGGAGGCGATCATGCCGGCGAGGGTGATCAGTTTTTTCCTTTGTTCCCACAGGACTGGAAGATCTCCACCAGGGCCTGGCTCACGACCTTCACCGGTACCCGTCCGTCCTCCTCGCGGAGATGATCATACAGCTGCCGGCGGCCGGTCTTGCCGAGCAAAAGCACGCAGGCCCGGGAAATGCCGGTAAGGTTTTCTTCGCTCTCCGCGATGGCGTCCAGCAGCTCCATGTTGTCCAGAACCTTTTCGTCAATGCTGAAGGCGAAACCGGTGCTCGTTTTCCCCTCGATCATGCCTGGCTGCCTCCTTTCACGATGTACTCATAGTGGGTATTGCCATCCGTATCCGGCTTGGCGGTGATAGTGGTCTCATAGCCCACCGCGTCCTCGTCGGTATAGGTGATTTCTCCCACCTCAGACACGTTGGCACAGGGAATGACCACGCGCTTAAGCACACCGCCCCGCAGGATCATATCCACCACCCAGCAACAATCCGCCTGCTCGGCGCTGTTGGCCTTGACGGTGATGCCCGCCTCCAGCGTGCCGGTAACGTTCGCGTCGCCGTATACCGCCTTGAGCACCTCCACGTTCAGTGCCTCGATCAGCTTGAAGGAGAAGGTGTCCGGCTTTTCGCTCTGGTAGGTATAAACGGTGTCCCCGCCCCAGGCTTTGATGTTATCGCTTTCGGGGGAGTTGGCGTTTACCAGACCGTCCTCCCCGCAGTAGCCAAGGGCCTTGAATGCCTGATCCAGTTCGCTCTTTGCGTCGGTAGGCAGCGCGGTGCCCAGAGGCGCCCGATAGATGGCGCCCCCTTTCTTGGGCTTGCCCACCGTTACATTCTTTACATCCATCTGATCCTCCTTTTCAGTAGTGGGTAATGTCAAAGACTGCCTGATACCGGTACCGCTTGGTACGGGTATCAGGGTACGGGTAATCGGTGTTGAGCTTAACCGCTGCGATCTCATCCCGTTCATCCAGGCTTTCCATGGCCTGCTTTACCTGCTCGTTCAATCGGGCAGCTTCCAGCAGGCTGGTGCCATAGGACTGGACGGCAAATGTCGCCCGCGGAATGCAGTTGGTCTTTCCCGTACCGGTCTTTTCCAAAACCACAAAGCGCCCGGGCGGTTCCTGCGGCACTTCCATGCGCACCGGAACCTCCAGGGCGTCGCTCAGGTAGTTCAAAATCGTTTCTTCGATCATTTCAGCGCCTTCAGTATCGTGTTGTTTTCAGCATTTTCACGGCGGGCCTGGGGCGTCTCTGCGAATATCGAAGCGTTTACGCGGTTCTTGCCCCGATGGGGAGAAACCGCGTACCCATCTCCCAGCCGGGCCTGTATCTTTCCGGCGTGCTCGGTGCAAATCGCCAGCATCTCGTCGGATCGCAGCAGCTCCCGTACCCCGGCCCGGTTCAAAGTGACTTTCAGCTTAGCCATAACGTTCCACCTTGACCTTCTTGTTCCAGGAAAGCGGAATCATCGCCTCGATGCCCTGGGTCACGCCCCCGTAGGTGCGCCATTTCTGCCCAAAGAATTCCACCGTCGCATCGTTCCAGTCGTGGGTATCGCCCTTGGGAATGGCCAGGGTGTAGGCGATCCGTTTTCCATAGAGCTGCATCTCATTGACGATGTCTTCGGCCGACGGCTCACCCACAAGCACATTGGGCACCTCGATCGGGGTTTCCTCGTAAATGGGCGCATGGAAGGCGTCCGTGCCCGTTTGCCGCTTTTCGTACAGCAGGATCGTGATGCCGCGTATCATTGGGTCATCACCTCCAGGGGGCTGACCGTGCCGATCCGGTTTCCGACGCCCAGCAGCTGCTTTTCCAGCTTGGAGAGATACAGCTCTCCCACCGAGCCGCCGGTCACGGTCCAGGTCTGGGCATATCCCATCGCCGATGCCGACCCCTGGGACGCGCCCATCGGAAACATGGCCGCGCTCTGGCCGCCCGTGTCCAGCTGGCGGCGCACCATACGGCAGGACACCAGTTTTTTCCGCTCTTCGGCAGCCGCCTCGTTGAAGGCATCGATGACAACGGCAGCCTCCTCCAGCAGCGCGTCACAGCGTGCGCTTTCGCCCTCATCCAGCTGGCGGAAACCTGCTTCCACATCGGAAACAGAGGCGTACTTCATGGGATCACCTCATTTTTTAGCAGCCGCTTTGCGCTTGGGCGCGGCGGCGGACTTGGCCGGCGCGGGCGCGGCAGGCTCTGTCTCCGTTTTTTCTTCTTCGGCCGCCCGGGCGGCGCCGGTATCCGTCTCGGAAGCCTCCGGGGCAGATCCGGCGTCAGGTGCCGGGGGCTCAGGCTCCGGAATGTCGGCCGGACGGTGCCCGGCCTTCTTGTATTCCTCCTCACGCCCATCGGCCACGAACATCCGGGTGCCGGTCAGGCTGTTGATGAACTCTTTCATAGTCAGCCTCCCGTCTTGGCCGCGCCGGTGAGCTTATTGAACACGGTGGTATCGCAGCGGAAGCCCACCTCAATTTCAGCCCGGACCGCAAACATATTCTGCTCAAACAGGTTGATGGTAGAATCTCCGTCGGTCAGCGTAGCCTGATCAGAGATGGCGATCTGCACACCCTCCACAGTACCGTATACGGCCTGTGTCCAATCACCGGCAAAGCCCACGACCGCGTCCGCGGACGCAGTGTTGGCAATATAGGCGCCCTTGCTCTGACGCACCTGGGCACCCAGGATCATGGGAACGGCACCTTCCGCCACGCTGTTGATGAAGAGCGGGCGGTCGTTGCCGTCCACTGCGGTCAGCAGGATGGCCTTGCCCTGGGGTGCCAGCACCCAGCCGTTCAGGATGCCGTCGTGCGATGCGATGTCACCGTCAGCAGCAACCAGGCCGCCATAGGCATTGGTCAGAATGCTCTGGGCGGTGCAGTCCTTGAGGGTGTCGAAATTAGAGCCGGGCGCATCCACGGCGCCGAATACGGTGGCGTCGAACTTCTTGGCCAGGGCGCCGGGCAGGCGCTGCACCAGCTGATCGTACAAGGCCGGCACGTCGCGGCGGAACTGGTTGGAGAAGGGCACGATGACTGCCAGGGTATAGGGCTGCATGATCTTGGTAGCCAGAGTGCTGCGGCTTACAGGCTTTTTCTCAGTCTCCCCCACCCAGCCGGCCTCCGGGTCGCCGGTAATCACGGGGATGGTGGTGCCCAGGCCGGGCAGCGGGATCTGACGGGCCAGCGCCATAACAGCGGAGGCGCCCTGGGTCTTCTGCAGGATCTCCGCAGATACCTGGCCGGGCAGGCTGATGGTGGTGGTACGGTTGATGTTAATGGATGCCATAGAGTTCACTCCTTTACTTCATGACCTGGTCAAACCACTCCGCAAACTGTTCGCGGGTGGAACCGGTCGGATTGTGGTGCGGATCGCCGCCGTCCTTCACATTCGGATATCCTTCGGCGACAAAGGCATTCGGGTCGGTCTGCATGTACGATTTGACGTAGTCGTCAAAGCCCAGCAGAGAGCCGTCCTCCTGCAGGGGCAGCTTCTTCTGGGCCAGATCCGCCAAAAACGCCTTGCGGGCGCTGGCACTGGAGAATTTGAGGGCCGCTGCCGCGTTGGATTCAGCATAGCGGGAACGCAGGTCCAGAACCTGCCGCTCTGCCTGCTGCCGGGCCTGCTCGGCCTTCTGCTTCCATTCGGGGTCGTAGCCCTCCAGCTTCTTGTTGGCCTCCCCCAACTGGGTCCGGGCGGCGTCCCGCTCGGTGGTCAGGGTCGTGACCTGCTGCTTATGTCGCTCAATATCAGCACTGTGCAGGTCCATGATCTGGGTGAGCTGTTCGTCGGTGATGCCAGGGATAATGCCTTTTACCTCTTCTCGCTTCATGCTTGGTCCTTTCCGCCCTGCGCTTTTTACGGGGTAGCTCCCACGGGCTGTGCAGTTTTGCGCCATGCCGGGCAAATTTGGATATTAAAAATGCCCTTCCCGGCCTCATGCGGCCAGGATGGGCACAAAAAAGCGCCCTTGCAGTTGACTGCAAAAGCGCATGAAAGAGCCACGGTGCGTGATATCATGGTCAGATTGACTTTTTCCTGTTTCCATGGTATAAAATAATCAAGATGTATCCGGAAGGATCGTCTGTAAGGGAGCCGTTCCTCCGCCCTTTTTGGTGGGGGGGCAACGGCTCCCTTATTTTTTGTATCTCAATGCCGCCAGCAGCTCTTTCCGATGCAAAACCAAAACGTCGACCGGAAATTTTCCGCTTCTGCTTATGCGCGCATCGATCACAGCCTGTAGGGCAGAAATTTCGATTTCGTTTTCCCCACAATCGAGGATGACTCCTCCTGGGGTTTCGGCAATTTGTTTCAGAGCTCCGCGAATCGCACTGTCTGCCGCTTTATCGCTGGTGATGTTTTTCAGTTCCCAGAACTTTCCCCGCCAGATATAGTCCGGCTTTTTTGCTCCTCCGAGATTTTCCTGCAACAGCACAATGTCGCCGCCGAGAGTATCGTGCAGCCATTGTGCTGTTTTTATTTCATCGGCGTGGTGTGCGCGGCTGTAACCCTCATCAAACGTGATGGTCCCCTGTCCCGGGGTCTTGCTGCGCACATACTCGTCAAGAACATCCATCGGCCCGTTGCGTTCTTTCCTCGCCGCATACGCCGCCCGCTTCTGGGCATTGATCACATCCCGGTTCTCCGCGTACTGCGCCCGGCGCATGGCGTTGATGTCCCCGCCAGCGGCGTTATACTGCTCCAGGTATTTATCCGGGTCGTACCCGGCCACCGTGGTGTTGCTGTCAAATCGGATTGCGTACTCGCAGTTGCAGTGGGCGTGGATGTGCTCGGCGTGGCCGCCCTTCAAGGCTTTTGCGCTGGCTTTCTGCCATCCCCGGCTGGCCAGCGTCAGACAAAACGGGCAGGTATCCCCATGAGGCACCCACGCCCATTCCGCGCCGTCCCGGATGGCATTTTTCAGTGTGGTGTCAGCCCCGGCCCGCTTGACAAGGCGGCTCACACCGCCCTGCAGCTGCGGCGGGCTTTGCTTTGTGGCATTTACCATTTTGGCCGTCTCACCGTAGTCAGCAGGTGCTGCCGGTTCCGCCGGTGGTACAGTAACGCCGGACGCCTGGGCCACGGCATCATACATCTGGCAGGCCAGCTCCGCCGTGCCCTCGCCGTACTTCTGCACCAAAGCGTCGGCATAGGCGATCAGCCTGTCCACATCCTGTGTGCCGTGACTGGTGATATAGTCTGCCATCTTCTGCCCCGCCTCCTCATTCAGACGGGAAAGGCGGTCTATGTATTCAACCCAGGTTTTCTCCGTTATTCTCATTCTCTACCTCAGCCAGCAGCTTCTGGCCCCGCACCCGCTGCTCCTGCGTTTTGATGCGCTGAATATCCGCCTGGTCAAATCCCACCATCTCCAGGAAAATATCCGTACTGGCAAACTCCGGACGGGAGGAAGCAATCTTGATCGCCGCGTCCGCCGTCACCGCCACGCTGGGCATGGCCGGGTTTTTGAAGTGAGCCATGACGCCCCGCTCCTCTGCGGTCAGCTCCGCCATCGGCACCTTGCGTGCAATGGCCTGCGCCATCTGGATGATGGTTTTCAGCGCCTCTCCGTTGCCGGCATTCAGCTGCTGGGCCATGAGCACCAGGGTCTGGCTCTGGGCCAGGATCGCATCGCTGGATGTGGGATTGGCGTCGTTGACGATGCCCACGTCGGTGATGGTCAGCCCTGTGGCCGCCGAAAACTGGGTAGCAGTCATGCGCATCTTGTCCACATGGGGCTGCAGGCTGCCCTGGGCCAGCTGGCCAAACTCGGGGTTTTCTCCGGTTTCCGGATTGGTCGTGGATGCCAGAAGGCTGCCCACATACTGCTTGAACTTGTCCGACACGATGGCATCATACTGATCGTCGGTAAGCCCCAGCAAATATTTCTGTGGCGTGGTGTCGAACTCCAGCGCAATGGTGGCATTGGCCACGATCCGGACGTAGTCGTCGATCAGGGCGCGCACCGCCCGCTTGAGGCGGGAACGCCCGAAGGGCTTGCCGGTGGTGGCGTTCCAGATCAGCGGCTCCATCAGGGGACGCCCCATCTTGTGGGGGTGCCGCTCCGCCAGCCAATATCCATTCTGCGCGGTGAGTACGATCACCGCCTCGTCGGTGTACAGGTTGACGATGTGAGGCCGCCAGGTACCCTTGTATTTTTCATCCGGTACCGTGTCGATTATGGCCAGCCCACAGTCAATCCGCCCCTTTTCGCCGCTCCAGAGAGCGGAGGCAGCCGCGGGAGAATGGAACCGAATGCGGCAGCCGAGTGCGTTGTCCGCAGACAGGGTGGCAAACACACATCCATACTTCAGTTCGTCCCGGCAGGCTTTTCCGTACTCCGCCAGCAGACGGTTTCCCGCCACCAGCTCCGCCACGTTCTGCGCCGCTTTGCCGCTTCCCACAAAGCCATCGAACATAGAGCGGCTGGCAAGAGCGTCCACCGCCTTCTGCCCCCAATTGCAGCCCACCTCGATTTTCCGCAGTCCATTCGGCAATGCGATACCGAGGTTCACATCATTCAGGGTCACATGACCCTCGTAATATTTATCCTTGATCGCGTTTTTGCTCTGGTGATACTCGAACACCGATGTCAGTTCCTGAAGCTGGCGCCGTTCTATGCCGCTCAGTCCTTTTACCATGCCAAAATTTAGCGTCATGGCTTTCTCCTTTATCCGATCCGCATTTTCTTATTCGGGTCCCGCTTGCTCGTTTTCGCCCCCCACAGCGCCAGCGCGCAGGCCTCGATGGGAAGGCTGTTGTCTCCACCGAAACCGACACCTCCGCCGATCGGGCGTTTTATGGCCGTCACGGCGCTTTCCCGTAGCTGTTCCTGGGGGCGGTACCAGGTGAGGCCACCCTCGTTCACGCTGGTGATCAGCAGCCCTGCCGCTGCCACCACATCCTTCCCCGTGGGGCGGATCACAGAGTTCTTCATCTTCCAGGTATCATGTATCCTGTCCACCAGTACATCCGCGCCGCCCCGCCCGTCAATGACCACGCAGCTGGCCTTGCTGTACCGGGCGTTCAGCCAATCCGCCAGCCAGGTGATCCCCCTGCCGGCGGGCTGCAGTTCAATAAGGGATATACGGGCCGGAGCGTCCACGGGGATCACGGCACCGCACAGGCAGACCGCGCTGCCGTCCGCCGCGAACTTGACGCCGTAAGCGGTTTTGCCCTCTGGTTTCGCCTCGTCGCTGGCGCACCGGTCCCATGCCGCCTTGTCGATGGCATAGTCGATGCGTTCTGTATGTGCCGGGCTCCACCAGCCGAGCCGCTCCCGTGCGAAGGTGTCCGGATCCAACTGCTCAGCCTCACCCTCAATGGTGGACAGCTGGATGCGCCGGCCCAGCGCCGGGTTTGTGGCAGCCCACCGTTTTTTATCCTGGATGTCACCGATTTCCGGCACGGAGAATTCAAACCAGGCAGCGCGCCTGGATTCTCCGTCCAGTGCCCGGCGCCGCAGTTCACGGAACACCGTGCCGGTCACATCCGGCCCCGGGGGCGTGCCCACATAGAGGGTCTGCGGGTTCAAGCTGGCAGAGATAGCCGGCAGAAAAGAGCCCTGGGCGATCTCGTCCAGTTCCTGGGCTTCGTCGAAGATCAGCAGATCCCCGTGCTGGCCCCGGCCGCCGTTGCGGGTGCGAGCCAAAAATTTGATGCGGGCCCCACTTTTCAGAATTATCTCCTCACGTCCCAGCGCGTTCTTTATGTCCTTCACATACGGCTTTAGTTTGGGGGATTCAAACATATCCCGCATCTCGCTGAAAGTCTCGGTCGATGTCTTCTGCAAATGAGAGGTGTAGATCACACTCTCATTCAGGAAAATCATGCCGGCGGCGGATCGTCCCTGGATCAGCAGCGTCTTTCCGTTCTGCCGGGGCACACTTCCGCCGCCGGAAGGTGCCGTCCACCGCCCTCCGGCATCCCGCCCCATCCAGTCGTCCAGGATGTCGGCCTGCCAGGGATCAAGAGAAATCCCGGCCACACGCAGCAGCCGGGCCGCATCCATCCCGTCCGTGCTTTGATAGGGCGGAACGATCCTTACGGACGGCTCCTGGCTTCCCATCAGCTGCACGCTGCGCGATGATCTCGCCGATTTCGTCGCCATGATTCTCCGCCCCCTCAATTTCGTAAATTTCCCGCATGGTTTCGCGGTACTGCTTGGCCAGGGCCGGCAGCGCCCTGGCATCGTCGCATGTATCAATGCTGGTTGCCAGCACCCGGGCCAGCGTTTTCAACTGCATGAGGCGGTCCCCGCGGGCGGTGGCGCTCTTCAGCTTCACTACCTTTTGCCTCCCCTTGAAAATTTCCTTGTGTGTAAATCGGCGCTGGCGGCGCGGGGTCGCCGAGGCCCGCCCCGGGGGGCCCCTCCCCACCCGCTTTTACCAGGTGCCGTCCTTCACAATTTTTTGGGCAAGCACCTGCCCCTTACCAGCGATCTGGTTGCTTTTGAATGCGTTGCAGCAGTAGTGCGCCGGCTGCAGATTGTTCCAGTCCTCGGCAGCTGCCCGGGGGGATTCGTATCCGAACTCCCGCCAGCGGGAAACTGGCTTGATCTCGTCGATGACAAAGGACAGCGGATGCTGCGGATCTGACGGTTCATCGTAGTGTATGGGACCCAGTCTGCCTTTGCAGATTCCGCATGTGCCTTCCATCGCTTTGAACCTGGCCCTATATTTTCGCCGGAGGGTACCATTTGCGTAACGCGGATTCCCCATCCCTATCCCCCCCTTTGCAGGACGTTGTGTACAAAAAGCCCCCCACCCCTGCATAGAAAGGCACCGGCCACCATACGGTGACCGGTGCTTTGCAAATCTGCTTTTTACTATCATACCACAGATTTTTCGAAAAAACTTCCAGTCTTTTTCCACTCTTTCCAGAACTCGACTCAGATCTCGGCGACACCATATCGAGCCAGGGTGAAGTTCCTCACGGCCTGGTCTTTCATCTGGTACACCCGGCTCTGTTCCACATGATACTTCTCTGCTAGCGCAGAGACGTGACCCTGCACGCGGTTGATGAAAAAGCTGTCCAGGATCTCACGCTGCTGTTCATCCAGCGCGGCGAGACCCCGCTCCACCGCCTCCACCTGCCGTTTGGTAATGCGGTAAGCCTCCTTTTTGCGCTCCAGCTCATCGATGGCAGCGATCCAACGGCCTTCTGCCGTACTAGTGCCCCCCTGTACCGGCACGGCATCGGCTGCCGGAGCACTGGATCCATAGGTACGGCTGCGCAGCTCACGAATCTCATCTGCAAGGCTCTCCATTGCAGCTTTGCGCTTTTCGTGGCAACGCAGGTCGTTGATGGCTTCCTTTTGCCAGTTCAATGGCATTACCCTCCTCTCTGTGGGATATGCTGTCTTTCGCTCTCAGCTCGATACGTTCACCGGCTCGATTTTCCATGTACAAGCGCCCATTCTCCTGGTATACCGTGATTTCCCCGGAGCGGACGGCGCTTTTGATTTCGACGATGTCAACCATCAGTTCCGCCTTCTTTCATATCCGCCGCGCATACCGGGCAAAACCTGTGCCTTGCCAGAGGCGTTTCAACGCTTCCACATACAGAGCACCTCATGCGCGGGTCAAGTTCGTCCAGGCCGTCAATGCGCTCCCACCGCCCCCGCACCACCGGGCGGACATCGGCGGCGGGGATTTCTGAAACAATAGATTCCACATCGGAACTTGTAAGTTCCAGGTTTTGCAAAACCACAGTACCGCCATCAGCCCCATCATTTTCCGGGTCTACCAGCCAAATAGCGTCAAGAACATCCTGCCGTTTAATATAATCATCCATCGTTATTTCTCCCTTCCCTTAAACAGCCTGCAAAACGGCCTTGGAAGATTCTCATTCACAAACTTTTCTTTTGCCTGACACCAAGTATTTCTTCCCACACAGAAAGGCGGCAGCCACAAGCGCCGAAGGTGCCCGCAGTATTTGCATTTTGGGTGCCGATTTCGGTACTCTTGCACTGTCACACAATCAGCTTCCTTTCCAGCTCTGCCCAGGCTTCTTCCGTGAGAGGGCGGCCGCATGCAGAGCAGTAGTTATTTACCCCAAATTGTCCGTTCGGAACGCACCACATGCACAGCTCCCACTTCTCCCGATCAATGCGGGCGGGCGGGTAGGCGTAAAACGTTGCGCCATCCATCTTGTCGGCGTACATAGATACCATTCCGGGTGTTAAAATGTGCCCTCTCTGGCAAAGGCACCAATATCCGCCCCATCCTTCAATGGTTTTCTTGTCTGTTTCCATCCACACCGGCGTAGGTTTATCCATCCCCCGCAGCTGCTCCACCGTAAGAGGCTTTCTCTCAACTCCACTCATCCTACTTTTCCTCCTGTAAGATGTCCACCCGAATATAGATTCCTGGGGTATTCGCCCAGAACTTCTCGATGATCTCACTGACTACCTGGGCATCATCCGCCCAAAAGTCCAGCGCAGTCATGCAGTCCACCAGAGCTTTGTTCAAATTTTCCGTATCCGGCTTGTCAGTCATCCTCTCGCCGTCCCGGTGCTTATCCCCTGCAGGGAACAGCCACTTGACCAGCAAGCGCACCGGCACACGGGGAGCGATCGGCTTCTCTGGCCGGTACTTTGCGAGATGCGCCCGGAACTTGGCCTTGGCGTCCTTCAGGCGCTCGCTGTCATGAAGCACCGTCCTGACCCGTCCGTCCTTTCCCACCCAGGCCCGAAGGTCCTTATCCTGGTGGGTGACAGTGGGTGGGATCATCGGCAGAAAAAATTCCATGCCGTTTCTCCTTTCTTCTCAGCCCACAGTGTGTGGGAGGGGTCTCCCCAAAGTGTGGGGCGGCATATGCCCCCACACTTGGGGACGCCCACACACATTGCGTGATGTATATATGAAATATATAAGGGCTATTTTCCGTGCAGGATTTTGCATGGATAGCGGCTATCATGCAAGATCTTGCACGATAGCACCGTGCACGGATAGCGGCCATCGTGCAAAAATTGTACGGTTTGTATATAGATTTATACAATTTGTAATCATCCTCTGCTGCCGGGCTCCAGCCGTCCCACCCGTTCGCCGTCGATCCAGTAGCCACCCGCCTCCCGAAGCCGGCGCTTGACGGTGGCCGGCTTCAGGTCCAGGTATTCGGCCATGGCGTAAAGGGTGACCTCTCCATCCATCGTGCAGGCATTGAAGGCCTGCGACAACTGGGATGCGCCGGTTCGCTTGGATGACTTTTCTTTACCTGCCCAGCGTTTGGCAGCTCCCTGCTTACCAAGGGACCGGAAGTCGGCCTCTGGCTGCAGGTCCTCCAAAAGGCCCGTGTCCAAACGGTGCACCGGGTAGTCGAACCAGAGGTTCACCGGCTCGAAGCGGCCGAACTCGCGCAGCGTACCTTCAATGCGCCAGGCCGTCTGCGCGAGGGCCCGGGCAGTTGCCTTGTCGATCTCTGTCTCCAGTATCCGCCGGTCAGCGGCAGACAGGTGATCGGCGCAGATCTCCAGCATCTGGACACGGCTGCAGGCATCGTCCTGGCTGTATGCATCCCCCTGGCCCCGTTTGTCCAGCAGCGCGGTACACACCGCGCAGACCGCCTTGGTCTCCAGCTGCTTGCGGATGGCATCGGTGGGGATGAGCTCGGTCATGTCCAGCATAGCGTCCGGGTCCCGGGCAAAGACGCCGGATCCGGACGCCCGGTCCATGCTACGTTTTACGCCCTGGGCGCCTTTGCTGTGATGGTGGCAGTAGATCACCGCACATCCCAATTCCCGGCAGACCAGGTCGAACTGGTTGCAGAAACGGGCCATCTGATCGGCGCTGTTCTCATCGCCGGTGATGACCTTATAGATCGGATCCAGCACCACCGCGATGTATCCCCGTTTTTTGGCCCGACGGATGAGCTTTGGCGCCAACTTGTCCATGGGCACTGACGCCCCCCGCAGGTTCCAGATATCCAGGTTTTGCAGGTGTGACGCCGGCCAGCCCAGCGCCTCATATACGTCCCGAAACCGATGCAGGCAGCTGGCCCGGTCCAGCTCCAGGTTGATGTACAGCACCTTACCCTGGGCACAGGCGAAGCGACCCATCCAGGGGCGTCCCTCGGCGATGCTGATGCACAGCTCGATGAGGGCAAAACTCTTGCCTGCTTTGCTGGGCCCGGCCAGCAGCATCTTGTGGCCCTGACGCAGGACGCCATCGATCAGCGGCGGCGCCAGGGGCGGAAGGTCATCCCACACTTTAGAGAGGGCCTCGGTGTCGGGTAAGTCATCGGTCTCGGCCTCGATCCAGTCTTTCCATTCCTCCCAGCTGCTCTTGCCAATGTTGGTGGCCAACAGGTATTGTTTCTGATCCCCCCGCATCACCCCCGGCATCCGGGACAGGCGGCTGGGGTTTCGGTTCTGCTGATCCAGGCGCAAGCCGTTCTTCTGGCAGACGCTATACAAATAGTCCACCCGGCGGCGGTACTCGGCGTAGTCCGGCGCGTCCACCCGCACGATGGCATGAAGGCTCTTTTTGCCGCTGTACACCAGCGCCGCGCAGGGCAACTCCAGCTGCCGAATGATGGCGTTCTGCTTTCCCAGATCCAGGTCATCACTCTCTACCAAGGCAAAACGAAACTCGGTGACGTTGTCGTTTTTGCAGCCGCAGCCGTCCAGCGGGTTGAAGCGGATCCAGGCACCCGCCTGGGGCGGGCTGTCTCCGATCACGGAGCCCACATCCCCACCACAGGCCGAGAGCCGCTCGATCAACTGGCCTGCGGTCAAGTCCCAGGCCCCGCCATTGGCCGGCACCCAGCGGCCATCTTTCTCCCAGCTCTGGGTCACATAGCCCACATTCTCGCTGGGCTCAAAGAGGGCTTCCAGATAAGCGATCAGCTGGCGGGCCGGCTGCCAGTCTTCGGGGATCTCCAGTTCGCCAGCCTCCACCCAGCGGGGGTCTACGAGCACCCCCTCCGCCTTTTCCGGCAGTGTTTCCGCGCTGATGGTGTCCTCCCAATCCAGCTCATGACCGGCCGGGCCGGACCATCCGTACTGATAAGCCAGTTCAAAGATGCTTTTGAGGGTGACCGGCTGGGCAGCCCCTTTGTAGCTCTCCCACTTGCGGGCGCATTCCCCCTTGTGGTACCGGTCCGCGTCGGTGGCGCTCCACCGGTCCCACACGTCGCAGGAAAAGCCCCCGTCCTTCAGAGCCATGCCGACTCGGACCCACTCGTCATAGGTCAGCATACCCGGCCGCAGAAAGGCCAGGGCCTCCTGCAGGTCTTTCCCTTCGTTCATTTGCTATCTCCTTTATGGGGCATAGGTCGCCGGATCCACGCCGGACGGCGCCCCTCGCCAGCCACCGGCAGCTATTCGGTCGATCATGTGCTTTGCAGCCTCAAATGGCCAGCTGCCTACATGGCGAAAGCCGTAGTTTTCCAGGCAGCGGATCTGCTTGGGGGTCGTGAGTCCGGCGTCCCGGCGCTTCGCCAACCGATCCAGCAGCAGGGTGGCCTTGCCCGCGTTGTCCACCGCGTCGGGCAGGATACCCCACTTCTCCAGAGCAGCGGTCTGTTTGCTGCTGGGCGGACCCATCTCCCAGCCAAAAGAAGGCACATATCCGGACAGATCCTCCGCCTGGATGCTCATTTCATACTGCAGCGGGTCGACCAGCCGACGCTTGCGCCGCCGCATCTCCGCGAGCTGCTTCGCCAGGGCTTCTTCACGCTGGGCGACCACGTCTGCCTGAGCCTGTTCCTCCGCCTCGATGATATCCTCCGGACATCCGGTGGCCGCCAGGCTCTCGGTCATCTTTTCGGCGACCTCCCGGCTTTCACAGATCAGGTCTGCAGGCCGGCACAGCTCGTGCCGTTCCGTGTGCCAGAGGAAGTCCAGCAACAGCAAGTCTTGCTTTCCGGTATCGGGCGAAAGGCGGGTGCCCCGCCCCACCATCTGGCTGTACAGGCTGCGTACCTTGGTGGGCCGCAGCACAACCACACAATCTACTGCCGGGCAGTCCCACCCCTCGGTGAGCAACATGGAGTTGCAGAGCACGTTGTACCGGCCGGCGGCAAAGTCTGCCAGGACCTGGGCCCGGTCGTCACTCTGACCGTTAACCTCGGCGGCGCGGAATCCATGGGCATTCAGAATATCCCGGAACTTCTGACTGGTCTTGATGAGCGGCAGAAATACCACCGTCCGACGGTCGGCGCAGGCTGTCGCCATCTCGCCGGCGATCTGTTCCAGGTAGGGATCCAGGGCTGTGCCAAGGCCGTTCACCGCAAAATCGCCGCCACTCATCCCCACCTGGCTGATGTCCAGCTGCAGGGGGATAGTTTGAGCTTTGATAGGGCAGAGGTATCCTTCCCGAATAGCCTGCGGCAGCGTGTACTCATAGGCCAGGCTGTCAAATACCTCTCCAAGGTTGCGAAGATCTCCCCGGTCGGGGGTAGCGGTGACCCCCAGCACACGGGCGCCAGGGAAATGTTCCAGCACTCGCCGGTATCCGTCAGTGACCGCGTGGTGGGCCTCATCAATGATGATGGTTCCAAAGTAGTCCTCTGGGAATGTATCCAGCCGCTGAGGTCGCTGCATGCTTTGCACACTGCCTACCACCACCCGAAACCAACTGCCCAGGCAGCTGCTCTCGGCTTTTTCCACAGCGGAGGCCAAACCTGTGGAACGCTGAATCTTATCGGCAGCCTGCTCCAGCAGCTCGCCCCGATGAGCGAGGACCAGGACGCGGTCTCCTGCGCGCACCTGGTCCTCTGCGATCGCGGCAAATACGATGGTTTTGCCAGTACCGGTGGGAAGGACCAGCAGCGTGCGCTGCCGGCCCTCATCCCACTGGGCATGGATCGCATCACGGGCATTCTGCTGATAGGGCCGCAAAGACAGGGCCGCCATTAAAAGCTCCCCTGTACCCAGCCGCCCGATGCAGGCGCAGCCTTGGGCTCCGGAGGCGGCAGGAAACGAACAATCTCGTTGCTTCGTCCCGCGCTGCCATCCTTTTTAGTGAATTCATGGATGCCCAGCCGGCAGTGTCCGGTGCTGCCGGTTACATCTCCCCACCGGGGACGCAGCGGTTCCCCGTGCTTGCGCTGACCGATACTCTCAAAGAAAGAGCAGAGCAGGCCTTCGGTTTTGGTGTGCAGATACAGCCGATGGGTAACGATCGACGCCCCCTTTTCACCGCCATCCACCGTGATGGTCAGGATGGCCATATTGCAGGGCGGCAGCTTAGCACTTCCCTGAAACCTGGCTCGCTCCAGTTTGGTTACCCGGAAGGGATACTCACCGTCCGGCAGCAGAACAAAGTCCGGGCCATCCTTCTCGATCACATCGTCCCAGCCAATCTCGCGGCTTACTTCGGTATATTCGTTCATCTGTATTTCCTCCTTCTGTTAAAACGGTACGTCACGGTTATTCAGGATCATCTCGTACACCTGCGGCCAGGCACCCACCAGGCAGCCGTCGATAAAGTCCCGGGGATAGTCCTTCACCGGCATATCCGCCGGGAAATAGCCTCGTGCCCCAACTACGGTCTGGATCTCATCCAGTCCTACATTGTTGGCCACCAGCAGCTGCCGCAGATTGGAAGGGATCCCCAGAGTAGCCAGTGCAGCATCGGTCTTAGCCTTCCAATCCTCCCCCATCAGCTGCTGCATGGGAGTAGGTTCCGGCTGAACAACAGGCGGCGGAACATCATCCACCATTACGGCGGGACGGGAAACAGGCGCCGGGTTGCCCGGGGCGGCAGATGCGGCAGCGGCTGACTCGCCGAAAATGGCGGCAATGCTCTCAAACTCGAAGGGCAACTCTGATGCCAGGCCGAAACGGTTCTTGGCATCCCAACAGGGGTGGTGACAGGTGTACATGACCCGGCGCCCCCCCTGGGCCTTGCTCTTGGCGTTCTTGCCCTCGCCGTCCCGCACCACGATGGTCTTGTAGTTTGCGAACAGCAGCATGTCACACCATTCCCGCAGCAGCGGCGCCACCTGCTTGGAGGTCTTCATGCTCCAACGGTCATAAGCGCCCATTTCATCCGGCTGCTCAAACTTGGTGATCTGGGCATGGGCGGTCACCACGATATGGCGGCCGCTGTTTCGCACCTCATCCAGAGCATCCAGCAGCCGGCCAAATTCCTCTTTCACATAAACGTATCCCTTGCCATAGCCAAAGTCCTCGATGCCCTTCACCTGAGCCTTATCGCAAACGGCACGGATACAAAGGCGCTCGGCCCAGTCGGCGGTATCCACTACGAGGGTGCCGCAGGGCACACCACCCCGGGCTACCTCTGCCACCTCGTCCAACAGCATGGCCCAGCTGGTAGGTGACGGCAGGCGGCGCACCGCCAGCCGACCGCTGCCGCCCTCGGTGTCGATAAAGACCGGGTCGGGGAAACGGCTGGCGAAGGTGGTCTTGCCGATGCCTTCCGGGCCGTAGATCACCGTGCGCACAGGCTGCGGGATCGTGCCCTCGGTCACTGCGTATTTTCCCATATCAGAACGCTCCTTTCTGCCAGGCGCGCGGCGCGGCGGCCGCCATCCGGCTCTCGGTATCCTGGCCGGAAACCCGGCCGTCTTCGATGATGATCCGGCACTCGCCGCCGGTGCTCACCCGGGTGGCGATGGCCTGCAGGCCCTCGGCCTCCAGCCAGGCGCCAAACTGCCGTAGGGTGTCCAGATCCATCTGCTCCAGCTTGTCCAGCAGAACAAAGCCGCAGTCGGGGTTGATACGCCGCACGATGGCGGTAGCCACCCGCAGCTGATCCGAACCGGACATATCTCCCCAGCGCCGCCCCTGATAGGTCAGGCAGCCCTCCTCCACAGAGAGACCAGGCAGTGGCAGGTCGGCACCTTCCAGCAGAGCCAGCCGGTCCTTGCGAAGCTGCTCCACCTGCCCTGTGAGCTGCTCATATTCTGCTGCCAGGGCGGCCGCCTCGTCCGCGGCGCGAGCTTTGTCCATATTCGCCCGCACCTTCCGGTTGACCTCCTCGATATCCCGAATACTGGCTTCCAGCTCGGCGGTGCTCTCGTCCACCAGGTCTTGCGCTGACCGCCTGGCCGTTTGCAGGTCCGCCATGGCGGCCGTGCACTGCTCACTGGCCTGGCGCAGCTGCTCGGCCAGGCTGTCCACCCGGGCCTGCAGGGCAGCGACCTGCTGCTCCAGCTGAGCCTGCCGGTCCCGCTTGCGCTGGTTTTCGCCGTTCCGCGCCAGGATCTCCTGTTGGCGGCGGATCAGCTCCGCAGCGCTCACCGGTTCGTCCGGCGCCTCCGGGTATTCGAGCATTTCCTCCGCAAAGGCCTGCTTCTGCCGGGCGATCTGGCCGATGGCGGTGCGCCGGTCAAAGACCGCTTTGATCTCCCGGTCCAGAGCGGCCAGACGGTCCCCCACGCCGATGATCTTCAGAAGCGTGTCAGCCTTCTCCTTATCGCTGGCCGCCATGAAGCGGGGCAGGTCCAGCGCCAGCTGCTCCACGAACTCGTTGAGCAGCTGCTGACCAGCCTTGTGGCCCGCGGGGTCGGTAACAGTGAGGGCGCTGTTCTTGCCCTTCCTTTCGACCACGAGGCCGTTGGACAGGGTGACGTGCAGCCGGGGCGGCGTGTTCGCGCCCTCCCGCTGCGCGGCGGCCGGGCGGTACTTCTCCCCGCCCAGGGCCCAGGCAATGGCGTCCAGCACGCTGGTCTTGCCCTGGCCGTTATTCCCGCCGATCACGGTCAGGCCGGTGGAGGCTGGCTCGATCTGTACCGCTTTGATACGTTTTACATTTTCAGCCTCAAGGCTGGTGATCTTCACAGGCATGGATAAGTTCCTCCTTTACTTCCATGAGTTTCTGTAACAGCAGATTTTTCGCGCCGTTTTTCTGATCGGGCGCAAGCCGGGCGATTTGCGGTTTAAGTGTCCGCCAAAGATTGTCCAGGCTGCGGGCGGTTAGGATAAAAGCGTCGTAAGCATCCCGAGCAGCCTGCTCCTGTTCTTCCTGCTGTCGAGGCATTTGTTTGGCCAGTTCTTCTTCCAACCGCTGCGTCACCATCCTGTCCACCTCGTCGGAATCCACTGCGGCGGCCTGGATGGGCCGGTTCTCCAACTCCTGGAGCCGGGCCTGCCGTGCTTCCGCTTTTTCCTGCCACTGATCCCCCCTCCGCTTGGCAGCCTGCAAGGCATCCCGGGCGCCGTCGCGCTCTTTTTGGGCCTCTCGGGCGTCGGATTCCGCCTTTTTCGCCCATGCCTGGGCCTCGTCGGCCCGGCGGTCTGCGGCTTCACTCATTTCCAGCAGCTCCTGGATTTTGGCGTCCCGCTCCTTGAGCGCGGCCATGGCCTCCCGGTACTGCTTGTGGGTGGTGATGTCCAGGCTTTCCACTTTTGCCTTGATCTCCGGGGGCGTTGTCGCTCTGGATGCGTCATAAAGCAATGTCAAAGGCTGGACTTCTATCAAATTCTTTCCATCATACTGTATGTTGCCGAATTGTTCGGCAACTCTCACCATGTTATCCCCGGTGTCACGGCTGATTCCAACCAACTCACACCACTTTCCCCAGCTGCCGCGATAGTTGCTTGCCGTTCGGTCGTGAGCACGTTTGGCCGCCATCACGCGGGCCATACTGCCAGCCATAAACACCTGTGCATCCGCCAGCAGCGCCGCATTTGTTTCAGCATCTGCTCCAAAATCAAAGGCCAAGGAATCCAAAGGCCGGGCTTCCAAAGATGCAGGTTCTGCAGCGGACAGGCTTTGTGTTGCAGCTCCAGCATCCGCAGGGGAGGCGGGGGCCGGAGATTTTTCTGCACTGGTCTGCATAACAATAGCCGGGGAAGCTACGTCGTTCGCAGTGGCACTCGTTTCCGTGGTCACAGCAGCGCCCACTCTCTGGGCATTCTTCGCGTTCTTGTTCCATTCCTTCTCCTCCGTCGGCTCCCAGCCGTTCTGTTTTGCCCTGGCCTCCAGCACCTCCGCGATGGTCTCGCTGATGGTGGCTTTGGTCTTCGCCTCCGCCGGCCAGGGCTTCCACTCAGCGCTGCTCACCGGGTCGATGTACTCGATGCAGAAGCAACCGTCCTGTCCAGCCTTGGGGCTTACGCGATACATCCACCCGGTAGATGGGTCTTTATAAACCATGGTGTTCTCCTTCCTCTGCGCCCGCGTCTTGCCCGCCTCGATGGCGGCCAGGATGTGGGCTTTTTCTTCTTCCGGGGTCATATCCCGGCGGTGCTTGTCAGGGCCGAAGAACTCCGCCAGCAGAGCCGCCTTGGCGGCAACGCCTTTCTTGTTCTGCGCGCATAAGACTGACAGGCTGTAACGTCCTTTGTCGTAAAATTCAATGCCCCGCATACTGCCGCGGGAAAAATCAGCGCGCAGCGTCTCGTTGGCATGGTCGTAGATCCACGCCTGCACCTCATCCAGAAAGTCCAGATCCAGGCTTACGATGTGCAGCGAACATTTATCGTCCGCGCGTCCATGGTAAGTAGAGGCGTACTCCAGAGTTGGCGACATCCGGCACTCATAGCCTTTGACATCCTGGGTGTACCCCTTCTGCTGATCATCCCAGACCATAGGTCCCCAGGGCAGCAGGTACGGGCAGCCCTCGCAGCCGGCGGTGTCCCGGTTGCCGGTGTTGTCGGCGGTGGTGTTCTTTGTCACCACCCTGCCGCACTTGCAGATGTACTTGGTCATGGTGCAGCCCTCCCCAGCATGTGCAGGATCAGGGCGGCGTCTCCGTTATCCAGGCTACACATCTCGTCCCCGTCGATGCCCACCACCAGGATCGGGCCGACAAAGGAGATGCCCAGGAAATCGCAGTTGTATGGCAGGCCCCGCAGCCGACCCTCCTCGTTGCAGATGATTGCGGTGTCCACACTCAGGGTCACCGTCTCGATATAGCCGCCCACGGCCTGCTGCAGCGCCGCCAGGGTGTTCTCCATCTCCACCAGCTCAGGCGGTTGTCCGGGGTCCTTACGAATCACGCGCATTGGATTTCGCCTCCTCTTTCATGAGCTCGATGCCGGTTTTCAGTCCGTCCCGGAATCCATGTATACGTTCCGACAGATTGTCCAGCATATCTTCCTCGGATTCATTGAATATGTCGATCCCAATGAAGCCCGACAGGAACGTGTCAAATCCATCCACGCCATCGTTTACTTCCCTGAGGACTCTCTCGTATAGAGGCTTTCGCTCAGCAGGGGAGGGTGCCGGTGGCTTTTTGGAGGAGCCAGAATTCGCTGTCTTCTTCACTTTGTTCTCTGGCGCCGCAGCGGGCGCAGCAGTCTGCTCCGCCTCGACTTCTTCGGCAAACCGGGAAAATTCCGCCTGCTTCTTTCTGGCTTTATTTACCCAGGCATTGACATTCCCATATGGAACGCCAAAACGCTCTGCTGCCTGCTGGTACGTCATGCCGTCCAGGATTACCGCTTTCACCACGCTGTCCTTTACCGATTGGTCGTAACTGCGCGGCACTTTTTTCGGTTTCGGCGCAGGCATTTCAATCTCGAGTACCTTGCAAATCTCCTCTTTGGTCGTAGCGTACAAATCTGCAAGAATAGAAATCTGCTTTTTCGGGTTGGCGGCATCCCGATAGGCCGCCTGGATCTCGGAGATCTGCTCCGGAGTGAAATCAGTCTTGGCCATCGATGTACCCCCTTTCCGCCGCCCGGGCCAGAGCCCGGGCCAGCCAGCCACATACACCGGCCAACACCAGCGGGCCGGTCACGCCACCGGCAGTGCCCTCGATGATGGCGCAAAGCCACCAGACGGACACCAAGGCGGCCAGGATAGCGCCACAGCGCAGCAGGTAGGTCTTGCAGGCCGCCGCGGTCTGGTGTACAATGGGGGCGGTAGGACGTCCAATCTTACCATCACCCTTGCCGTCACGGTGTTCCAGCACCGGGGCGGCATTCTTATTTCCCAACATTGGTCTCGCCTCCTCTCAAAAGAATGCTCCGATAATTACCAGCCTGACGACCTGGATCCACCACCACACGCCGCCAAGAAGCAGCGCGGGCAGAACGAACGCGGCCATGGCCAGCAGTACTGTCTCGTAAAATTTCACAGCCCAGCTTCCTTTCTCTGCTCGGCCAGGAGGTTATCCACCAAGGCTTTGGCGATCACCCTGCAGGCTCTGTCCCAGCTCTCGGGAGTCATGCGCTCCAGCTGAAGAACCTCACCGGTCTTTCGGTCGATGATGATGCAGTCACCTGTCGGCTTGTCCATGGTCTGCCTCCTTGGGTCGGGTAGCGTTGGCGTCGTAGAAGGCCAGGATGTCAGCGCCGCTGATACGATACGCCCGGGATTTGCCCAGCACCGATGCCCGCAGGCGTCTTTCGCGGATCAGCTGTTTAACCATTTCAACGCTGAGCTGCATGCGCTCCGCCGCCTGTTCTACGGTATAGAACACATTGGGTTCAATCGCCACTTTTTTCACCTGCCTTTCCGTGGCTGACGAGAAGGTTCTGTGCCATGTCGTCCAGAAGAATGTTCAAATCTTCATCCAGCACCGGCGTGGCCATTGCCACGATCTGGATCTGGTCGATATAGGAGTTGATGTCGTTCTGCGCCTGCTGGGTCAGTTCTTCAAAATCCCGCACCAGGTCGCACCATTTCCCATAATCGGCCTTGGCGGCCATGTACCGGCCCTTCGCTTCGCCCCGTGCCTTGCGCACATTGGTCATAGATTTCTGAAGGCTCACCAGGTTGCGCTTGCTGTCGGCCAGCAGGCTGAACCAATCGCGCAGCGCCTGGTTGCTCCGGCGCAGGCGTTCCAGTTCGGCGGGGTCTGCTCCGTACATTCCGTTTTTGCGGATGGCCGGCAGGACTTCATCGAACACCCAGCGCTCGAACTTCCCCGCACTGGGCAGCTTGCTGTGGGTGATGAGCCGGTACAGGTCGCCTTCGGGGAGGAAGTTCATTGTCACTGTCTTGCTTACAGACTGGGGATGCGGTACGTCGCGTTTCACGACGTACCGGCAATGCCGGTTCAGAGCGTCCCGTTGGTTGCTGTACCCCAGCGCCTTGCAGGCGTCCGCGCCGCAGAACAGCGGCTTGCCGTCCTCGTACAGGACGCGAACGCTGCCAAAAGCGGCGTTGGTGTAGGTTTGGATTTCGGTCACTTTGTACCTCCTTGTGGTTGTCTCCCCTGCCGTGCTACAATGAGGCGGAAGGGAGGTGACAAAAAAATGGATAGAAAACAAATCCAACATGATCTGGCCTTGTCGTATGCGGAAACAAAATTGCGCATCGCTTTGGAACGGGGTGAAATTGGGCGTAACCCGGAAACAGAAGCCGATGAATCTTCGTATGCTTTGCTTCGCTGGTACCAGGACTGTATGTACACGCTGGCTGCAGTCAAAGATAAAGAATTCCTTGACTTCTGGGCCGCGGGGTTAAAGTAACCGGCTGTTCCTGTCCCGTTCCAGTTGGCCGTGCATATAGCGCAAAACTGTTTCGGCGTCCTCAAAATCAAGCTGCCTGCCCTTGAGCTGTTGCACCAGTTCAAGGGCAATGTTTTTCAGATGTTCGGCGCGAGTTTTCGTATGCTGAATGATATTCTTCTGATTCTCTTCCATCCTATTCACCTCCTCCCTTTTACGGAAATCCTTGCGTTTCCGGGCCTGTTGTGGTAAATTTGAGGTGCAAGGACAAATTAACAACAACAAGCACATACTGTGCAGGGCTTTTCCTGTATGGTCTGGTGTTTTTGTACCTGTTTTCGGGTACAAGGGTAGTATATCTAAAGTTTTTCGAGATTTCAATGCATAATCTCGAATTTCTTTAGATTTTACTGTTTGCACAATTCTGGGGGATGGAATATGTTCAGTTTTGAAAGGCTCATGTCGCTGGCGAAGGCCCAGAAAAGGAGCGCGTCTTATCTCTGCTCTTTGATTCCTCGGGCAAACAACTATATCAATGACCTTCGCCGCCAGAGGCGTGAACCAACCGCTGATATCGTGGCTATTTGGGCCGCCGCCCTCCACACCTCCCCCGCATACCTAATGGGCGAAACCGATGATCCTACAGAAACAAAAAAAGAGCCCACCGGCCTGGTGGCCGATGGGCTGAGCGATGAGGATCGTGAACTTATTGAGGCGTTTCGGGCGGCTTCGCCGGAGAAGCGGCAGGCGATTCTGGCGCTTCTAAAATGACCTGAATTTTTTTCCGCAGCTCTGGATCAGCATGCACTGCTGCCAGCAGCTTGCGTTCTTCTTCCGTGATGGTCACACTGATCCCTCCGCTCCTGGAAAATTGTGCAAGACCATCATATAACAACCATCGGTTGTTTTTCAATAGGCAATCTACCCAAATAGCAATCAGATTTTTCTGCATAGGTAGAGCGCCAAAAATCCCGATTATGGTACCCTTGCGGGTGTATCATATGACATAAAGCATTCTACTTTTTCAGGAGGAATCAACAATGAGATGTCCCAAATGCGGTAGTGAAAATGTCCAAATCCAGGCAGTTGCAGAACTTCAGAAACGTGGCTGTCTGAAAATTCTTCTCTACATTGTTCTTCTGTGTATTCCGGTGATCGGGTGGATCGCGCTGATTATGCTTTTGCGCGGCCGAAAGTCGAAAACCGTCAACTATGGTGTGTGTCAGTCTTGCGGGCACCGCTGGAGAGTTTAAGAGTATAAAAACGCCCCGCCGGCGGCAACCGGCAGGGCGTCAACAGAACAGGTCTACCCGAAAAGGTATAACCCCGTCCCAACAGCGAGATTATACCACCTTCCGGGTAGGCTTGTCAAAGTGCATCCATGTTCACGTCATGATTGTCGGGAACTTCTCTTCGACACGCCCAAAGGAAGGTGTTTTTATGCTCACAGCTTTCATCCTCACACGATACAGCACAGACAACCAGAATCCGGACACAACTGCCGTACAGGTGAAGAAATGCGCCGAGTACTGCCGGGCGCATCAGTTCACGATCCTGGACATCTTCTCCGATGAGGCGGTATCCGGGATGAAGCAGCATCGCCCGGAGTACGACCGAATGATGAACTTGTACCGGACTGGGAACGGAGCCGACACGGTGGTGATCTACGACCAGAGCCGCATGTTCCGCGATATGGTGGAGTGGTTCACCTTTCGGCGGGAGCTGCAGGCCCTGGGCGCGCGGGTGGTGAGCGTAACGCAGCCTCTGGTGGGCGGCGATCTGCTGGACCCGTCCGTCTTCATCAACGAGGGAGCAATGGCCCTCTTTAACCAGATGCACGTCCTGGTCACCCGCCAGAAGGTCGTGGAGAAGATGCGATTCATGGCCGGCCAGGGCCGCGCTTGCGGCGGCACTCCGCCCCTGGGCTATGATGTGGACGCCGATCGGCGCTATATCATCAATCCCTGGGAAGCCGAAACAGTGCGGAAGATCTTCACAATGCACGCCGCCGGCTCCAGTTATGGCGAGATCCTCACGGCACTGGCTGCCGAAGGCCGTACCACCAAAAGCGGGCGCCCATTCGGCAAAAACAGTCTGCACGATATACTGAAAAACGAGAAGTACATCGGGCGTCTGATATACGGCGCGGTGCCGCGGGCGCATGGCGGCGCAAAGCGGAACAGCCACGGCCGCCCCGCCGAGGGGCGTCTGGTGATCGAGAACGCTGTTCCCCGGATCGTAGATCAGCAGCTTTGGGAGGAGGTTCAGGCGCGTATGGCAAGCCGGCAGAACGAGGGCGGGCGCTACTCGGCCAAGAACGAGTATCTGCTTGCCGGAAAGGTATTTTGTGGGGAATGCGGCGGGGCCATGGTGGTGACGGGCTGCAACCAAAGTAAGGACGGACGCCAGTACCGGTACTACAACTGTGTCAACAAGCGACAGACGCGCACCTGCGCCTCCAAGGGCGTTGGCGTCGGTACCCTGGAGGTTATGGTGGCCAAGGCCGTAAAAGACCAGCTGGGGGGCTCTGATTCGGCCTCACGCATTGCCAAGGTGGCAACAACGTACCGCAACGAGATCCAGCAAAGCGCCGCGCCGAAAAATGATGCCCTCGCAACGGAGCTGAAAACGGTGGAAACACAGATCGGCAATCTGGTGAGCCTGCTTGCCAGCGGGACGAAAAGCGATGCGATAACCGCGCGCCTGGCCGAGCTGGAAGAGCGCCGGGCACAGCTGCAGACTTCCCTCCGGGTTCTGGAAGAAGCCGCCCGGACGGTGGGGCTTTCCGACGCCCAGATCGCCGAAGCGTCTGAAAAGCTGGCAGCCGCCAGCCCCGACACACCCGCCGGCCTGCGCACCTTGCTGGCCACAGTCTTGCGGGTAAATGTATTCGCCGACCATATTGAGGTTTATACCCTGTTCGGGGGAGGATCGCCAACCGAGCTTTCGCCTGATATCAAAACCGCGGCCCGTGAGTTTATAAACACGGTGGGTGTCGCTCCACCGGCACCAGTTCGTCGCGGACTTCGGTCCGTGCAAAAGCCTCGGTCTACTGACCGAGGCTTTCTTCATCCCTGCGTCGCTCCTCACTTCCCCACGAAATTTTGCTGTGCAAACTTTCGCGGGGCCCCGCCCTGCAGGCCGTTTCTGCTGACTGCGAGGTGA